TGCGGCAGCAGCTTGCAGCGAATCTTGTTGCAAAGGGCGTGAATGCGGAACAAACTGAAAAATTTAATACACTTGTACCAAAAATTTTGAACATCTCTGGCGGTGAAACGCCAACCGAAAAAATTGTGCTATATGATGCGGATAATCGGGAGAATGTGCGACTGCTCTACAATGGCACAATTTACAGCGTTGCGGACTTTACTGCCCTGCATGCGAATTTTTGCAGCGAGAAGAACAACTATGCATTGAATTATGGAACATCTATTTTCGGGTGGGATTATAGCTGTTACACCTGTTCCACAACGCCGATCAGCGTGACTGCATCCACGCAAATTGCAATTTGTTTCCTTGCCGGCAGCACCGAAGTTGGCATTTTACGCTTAGTACAATCCGACATTGGAACGGCTGCGGACATCCTTGCCAAGGCACAAACAGAAAGCAGCTATATTGACCTGTCCTTGCAGTGGTTGCAAAATACCGAATATGTCACCACATTGACACCGTGCGAGGGCGTAACTGCTGGTACTTACTACTTAGTTTGGGTCGGACGGAGCAACAACAGCCATCCGCTGATTCAATCAATTTCGTTACTTTAAGGAGATGATACAATGAATATTATTGAAGCAGTCGAACAGCTGAAAGCAGGAAAAGCCATTCAGCGAAGCGGCTGGGGCAATGCGAAAATTAAAGCCGTACAGCTGGAAAGCGGTCAATATCAGATCTTTGCAAGCGGCGACTTAACGCCGGAAATGCTGGTGCTGCTTTCCGGCGACTATGAAATGAAGGAGGAAGAATCGGTATGAGAAATTGGAAACTTTGGGCGAAGGCTGCAACTGTGCGAGCCGTGAAAACCATGGCACAAACCGCCGTGGCAACCATCGGCGTAGCTGCTGTGATGCAGGAAGTCAATTGGATTGCCGTGGGCAGTGCGGCTCTGTTGGCTGGGGTGTTGTCTGTTTTAACATCCGTGGCAGGGCTTCCGGAAGTCGAATAAGGAGTACGATATGGCAATTCTTACATACAAATTTGACGACCAAACACAGCTTTCCCCACATTTCAACGCCCGTGAATTTCGGTGTCAGTGTGGACAACCACATGAAACTTTGATTGCGTCTGAACTGATAGATAAGCTGGAAGCCCTCTATACTGCCCTGAACTGTAGCAAAATCATTGTGACAAGCGGCTACCGCTGCCCAGAGCACGACAAGGCTGTAGGCGGCACGAGCAGCGGTCAGCACACAAAAGGCACTGCTGCGGATGTCTGCTGCTACGGGCAGGACGGGCAGCCAATCAGCAGCAAAACGGTGTGTTGCAAGGCTCAAGACTTAGGTTTTGGCGGTATTGCCAACATCACAGTAGCTTACCAGTACACACATCTGGATGTGCGGACAGGATACCGCTGGTTGGGCGACGAGGTCAAAGGCAATGGCACAGTTACAGATGATTTTTACAAGTATTTTGGTATGGAAAAGGCAGAGTCTAAAATAAAAAATCTCTTAAAAGGGATTGATGTATCCTATGCACAAGGCGTGATTGACTGGGAAAAAGTAAAAGCATCAGGGTTGGTGGATTTTGCGATTCTGCGAGCAGGCTATGGCAAAGAAACTTCTCAGATTGATGACCAATTCAATCGAAACTATACAGCCTGCAAACAGCTGGGTATTCCGGTCGGCGTTTACTGGTATAGTTATGCTACCACTGCCGCAGAAGCAGAGCAGGAAGCAAAGGTTTGCCTGCAAACAATTCGAGGAAAGCAGTTTGAATATCCGGTTGCGTTCGACATCGAAGAGTTTCGCTGCCTTCAACAAGCCGATGCCCTCAGCACCACATTTTGCACTGCATTGGAAAATGCCGGTTATTATACGGCGATTTATACATTCAAATCTGCCTTGGAAAGTAATTTCAGTGCGGCAGTCAAAAATCGCTATGATATTTTTCTATCCCATATTGGCGTGCAGCAAACAGATTATGCTGGGTCTTATGGACTATGGCAGTATAGTTGGACGGGCTGTATTCCAGGCATTTCTGGCGATGTGGATTTGGATTATGCCTACAAAGATTATCCAACCATGATACAGAATGCCGGATTAAACGGATTCACGAAAACAACGCAGACGATACCAGAACCGGATGAAGAAGACTCTGCCTTACAGCAGATTTTGCGGCATGTTGCCAGCATCGACAAAAAACTACAAAATTCGACAGATAACCAGATTGACTAATCATGAAAAAACATGGTATAATCAATTCATTCAATCTGGATGTACCAGATGAAAATTTTTTTATTTTCCCAACCTACTAATTGTGGAAAAAGCCGTTCCCTGAAGTTGATCATCTCAGGAAGCGGCTTCTTTTTTATTGAAAAATTTACGAAGAAAAAAGGAGTATCTATATGAAAAGTTTTATCCCATGGATTGGCGGAAAGTCCCTGCTTGCCAAAAAGATTGTATCGCTGTTTCCAGACAACATTCAGCGATATATTGAGGTTTTCGGCGGTGGCGGTTCTGTTTTATTTTACGGAAATCAGCCACGGGCTCCGCTGGAAATTTACAATGACTGGAATCGGGATCTGGTCAATTTGTTCCGCTGTACCAAGTATCACTGCGGAGAACTTCAGAAAGAAATTGACGGCTATGTCAATGCAAGGGAATGGTTTGATGATATACAGGAGCAGATGAAAATACGAGGGTTCACAGATATTCAAAGGGCTGCGATGTTCTATGTTATGATCAAAATCAGTTTTGGGGCAGATACCAGGACTTTTGGATGCAACAAGAAAAATCTGTCAACAGATCATCTGCTTCCAATTTCAGAACGACTGAAAAAAGTGGTTATTGAAAATAAGGATTTTGAAAGTCTGATTCGCAATTATGACCGACCAAATGCATTCTTTTATTGTGATCCGCCTTATTTCAAGACAGAACATTACTATGATGCTGCATTTTCAGAAGCCGATCACAGACGTTTAAAACAGTGTTTAAGCAGTATAAAAGGACGGTTTATCCTGTCTTATAACGACAGCGAATTTATCCGGGAATTGTACCGTGACTTTGAAATATGCTCCGTAGAACGCCCAAACAATCTTTCCAGAGGCATTTACAAGGAACTTATCATTAAAAATTATTGATGTATTTTTTTTAGAGAAGAAATAACGAAATTCGTTATGCTGCTGTAAAAAGAACACATAGGAGGCATTTTATGATTCAGATTTATCTTTCCGAACTGCTTGCAGAACGTCAGATGACACAAGCGGAACTGTCCCGTCTTTGCGGCATTCGTCCATCTACCATCAGTATGATTTATAACGGGCTTGCAGACCGCTTGAATGTCCATCATCTGGATAAAATTTGCGGGGCGTTAGATTGCAATTTGAGTGACCTTTTGGAGTATATTCCGGAAAAGAAGCAGATTCGTCTGTCTCAAAATGAGATTTCAAAAAATTATATTACATAAGAAAAACCGCTCTGGTTTCCGTAAATCGGATAAATCAGAGCGGTTTTTTGTGTTTTGCGTGTCACTTTTTTGCGTTTTGCTTGGCAGGCTACAACAATATTATTTGTAGGTAGTTTTTCTATTTTTCTGAACCGAGTTAGTTTTGATGCAAATTTCTCTGTCATTGATGCAATCAGCGGAGCTACAAAGCAAACGCATCGAAAGAAAGACAAGGCAAATACCGTAGAAACATGGAGCTATTCCATCGATGACCTTTCTTTACCCGATAAAACTGCATACATCGAAGAAACAATTCATACGGAAACTGGTGATTATGTTTTACTGCGAAAAGCCAATCTGCCAAACGACACCCTTGTAATTTTATCTGATTCGGAAAACAGAGATTACAGCAAGGCAGTTCAGGAAATTGCTTCCGCATACACAAATCAGAATTATAAAGTGGAAATACGAAATTGCCATGAAACTATGATGTTGTCATTGGCACATGCAGAACATTTTGACTTGTTTCTGCTGCGAGAGAAGGCAACATCATGAGAAAATGGAATAACATTCTTGCACGGGTGATTCTGATTCTGTTTTTGTTGCATGCTTTAATGGGGAGTCTGATGCTGCTGGGGATTAGTAATCTTTCTATTCGCCCGTTTTCTTGGTTACTGCTTACAGCAGTCGCTGCACATGGCATTCTTGGAATCCTTTCTACCATTCGAGCAATTAAAAGCGGCAAACAAAGCGGAAAATGGTATCTGCAAAAAAATGCTGCTTATTGGACAAAGCGATTTTCCGGTTTGGCAATTTTGATTTTGCTTGGTTTTCATATCACAGCATATACCACTACAATTGGAAGCCATTTCTATCTAAAAGAATTCACATTCGGACGCATGACAGCACAGATTCTGTTGATTCTCTCTATTTTTGTACATTTGGCAGTCAGTGTGAAATCCATGCTTATTGCCAAAGGTGTTCGGAAATTTAAAGAACGAACAATTGATTGGATGATGATTTTGTCTTTGATGATGTTGTTTTTTGCGGTGGCAGTCATCTTCTACTTTATCCAGTGGCAGAGATAGGAGGCATGCATGGAAGAAATCATTATCATTGGAGCAGGTGCAGCAGGATTGTGTGCTGCGTGGGAACTTGCTAAAAACCATGTGCATTCTGTGTTGGTTTCAGATATGCCGTCAGAACGGGCACAATCCAACATGGCAGAAGGTGGCATCAATGCAGCATTTTTATCGGATACAGATTCGCCGGAACTCCACGCAGAAGAAACGCTGCGAGCTGGTCGGTATCTGGCAGATGCTCAGGCAGTTCACGACCTTGCTGAAAACGCTCCGAACATCATTGAACAGCTTTTTTCTGCTGGAATGTCGTTTTCTTTGAATTCAGATGGAAAGCCAGATGTTCGGGCGTTTGGTGGGCAATCTGTGAAACGAACCTTTTATGTCGCATCAAATACCGGAAA